TGAGTGGAGACTATGAGTCAAAATCTTTATATAGAATCAATTGCAGAAGCGCGTCAACTTCGCGAAATTGCAGAGGCCAATGCTCGTAATAAAATTATCGATGCAATTACGCCCCAGATACGCAAGCTTATTGAAAAGACGTTGCTCAATGATGACAGCTCAGAAGATGAAACGCCTGAGAGTTCTGAACTCATTATGAAGTCAGATGATGACTCTGGTGATTTAGGTCTAGAGCCCAGTGAGCCAAATCCACGCACTACTGACATAGAAGACATGGAAGATTCAGAAGATGAGCCTGAATCTATGGGAGCTTCTGGTGCGGCACAAATTAATGTTGATGATGGACATATTACATTAAAGCTCGGCGATGTCGAGGTTGTCGTCAAAGACAATTCAGGTGATGAGATTCAAAAGCTAAAAACTTTTGAGGGTGTAGAAGATCGTGCGACTTCCGGCAGCAATTTAAAGTCAACTGCGCATCGCGCGAAGATCTTCGAGATGAAGTGCAAACTTTTTAATATCATGCTCGAGAAAGAAATTAGAAGAGGCTTGAGCGTAAGTGATAAAGAAAAGCTTGTACAAATATTAGAAACTTTGCAGAGACAGGCAGTAAAACTTAAGAGCGATGCAATACTTACTGAAGGTGGCTCAAAAGTTATTAAAAATTTAGACAAATTAATTAAGGAGATGAAAATGTCAAGGAAGCGCATGAATAACAATGTCTTTGATTTCCTGTTTGAGATGGATGCAAATACCGAAGAGGGCATGAACTATGCAGAGTCCGCCGTGAACGAGGCCGACGAGGTAGAAGATGAAGAGGATCCTGAGATGCCTGAAGATGAAGAGTCTGAAGATGAAGAGACTGAAGATGAAGAGTCTGCACTCGACCCAGAGACAATTGCTGACCGGCTCGAAGCTCTCATCGGAGACATTAGAGGCGAGAAGGGTGACGAGAATGCCGAGAAGGGTGACGATCTTAAGCTAGGAGAGGGCACCCTCTATGAGATCGATGAGGCCGTCCTTCGTCGTGAGCTCCGCCGCATGAAGCGTCTTTCAGAGGCTACAAGTGGAGTCGAGGATCCTGACCACACAGCACGCGCATTCGGTGGTGGTGACGTTGAGGACGAGATGTTCATCGACGTCGACGAGGAGACACTCCTCAATGTTTTGGCCGATGAGCTCGGCCGTGTTAAGTTCAAGGGCGGTCGTATGCACGAGTCTGCCCCCAGAAGAGCAGTCCCACCTCAGCGTAACAATGAGACTGCAGCTCTACGCTCTAAGTTGAGAGAGTACGAGACAATGACAGAGTCAATGAAGGCACAGCTTGTTGAGATGAATCTTTTTAATGCAAAGCTCCTCTACGCCAACAAGCTCATGCAGAACAAGAATCTAACACAGAAGCAGCAGCGGGCAATTGTTGAGGCGCTAGATAATGCCAAGACGCTCCGTGAGGCAAAGCTTCTTTACAAGAGCCTGACTGAATCCCTCAGCAAGGGCAGCGCACGTTCGCTGCAAGAGGGAAGCACACGGACGCTCGGATCGGCTTCCAGATCAACCCAGTCGGCGCAGGTTCGCCCGACATCCAATGGAGTTGAGGTAGATCGATGGGCAGTTCTTGCAGGCATTGCAAGCAAGAAATAAAAATCGCTAAACCAAAACTACAAGGATTAAGGAGAAATTTTATGAGTTCATTTTCGTTAAATCAGCTGTCAGAGGGTATCCGTGAGAGACACCTCGGCACACAGAACAAGCGCCTCACAGAGAAGTGGTCGCGCACAGGTCTTCTCCGTGGCCTCGACGGCGTCAGCCGTGAGAACATGGCCCGCCTCCTCGAGAACCAGGCAGCTCAGGTTCTTCGCGAGGCCTCAACCCTGGCAGGTGGCCCTCCGGGCGGTGGTGACATCCGCGGTTTCACCAACGTTGCATTCCCCATCGTTCGTCGCGTTTTCGGTGGCCTCGTTGCCAACGAGCTCGTGTCGATCCAGCCAATGAGCCTTCCTTCGGGTCTGCTCTTCTACCTCGATTACACCTATGGCACAGCCGTAGGCGGCGGTGCAGTCGTCGACGGCGCCGGCCTCGAAGGTGGTCGTACATACGCTACAGGAAGCTCAATCTACAACAATCCTGTTGGCAAGGGTGTCCAGAGCGGATCACTTGCAACAGGTGGTCAGTACGATCTCATCGGTTCGGGCTACTCACGTGTTCACAGCGGCACTGTGATTGACGCCATCGACGCGACTGCCAAGGCCTTTGTCTTCCGTGGAACAAGCACAATTGACCTCGGCCCCGGCGTTGCTCATGCAACTGGAACAGACGGCAAGCTCTTGCAGTTCGACCCACAGGTCACAGACCTCATCGAGTCTTCGAATGGCAAGTTCTTCTTCCTGGCAGTTCCTTTCAATACAGGAAGCTTCCCTAAGGCCGACCCCACCATGGTCAAGGACTACTCGATAGTTTTCGCCGCAGCGAAGAACGCTGGAACAACCCTTGTAAGAATTCCTGAAGCAATTCAGCCAGGCAGCGTGCTCAATGTAAGAAGGCTGAACCAGCTTGTGACATTCAACGGCACTTCTGTTGCTCCGGCACCAATGGCGACACAGAGTACTTCAAACGCTCACGTGCTGTTCGTCCTCTCAGGAACAGCGATCAACGCCGCCGATCACGACAACTTCCGCGTTTCATACCCGGTTTCATCACAGCTTGACGTTGGTCAGGGTGACACGCTGGTTATTCCAAGCTTTGAGTCATCGACAGCAGCACGTCTTCTCGATGCCGAGTCGCCCACAATCCCAGAGATCGACATCAAGATCGAGTCGCTGGCAGTCACAGCTCAGACCCGCAAGCTCAAGGCTCGTTGGTCGCCCGAGCTCGCACAGGACCTGAACGCTTACCACAGCCTTGACGCTGAGGTCGAGCTAACTCAGATCCTGTCAGAGCAGATTGCTCTAGAGCTTGACAGAGAGGTTCTCAACGATCTTCTCACACAGGCAAACGGTGCAAACTACTACTGGTCGCGCGCTCCCGGTCGATTCGTCAACAAGAACACTGGCGATGAGGCAGTTCGCAGCTCGTCACTCCACCCAGGACCCGCCTTCACAGGCACCGTCCGCGAGTGGTATGAGACTCTCGTCGAGACAATCATCGACGTTGCCAACACAATCCACCGCAAGACACTTCGTGGTTCGGCGAACTTCATCGTCGTCGGCCCCGATGTTGCCACAATCCTCGAGAGCTCGGTTTTCTACAAGCCCAGTTACACAATCGACGGTGAAGGCCAGATCTCGTCACCCATGACTCTCGGCACCGAGAAGATTGGTACGGTTTCGAACCGCTTCACAGTCTACAAGGACCCCTACTTCCCCCGCAACAAGATCCTTGTTGGTTACAAGGGCGGTAGCTACCTCGAGACAGGCTATGTCTACGCTCCTTACGTTCCTCTCATCGTCACTCCCACCATCTTCGCACCAGACGATTTCACACCCCGTAAGGGCGTGATGACACGTTACGGCAAGAAGATGGTCCGCAGCGACTTCTACGGCACCGTGACACTGCTGGACATGAACATTATCTAATATTAGATAGTTTTCTTGTTCTTAGGGGGCAGACACTTTGTGTCTGCCTTTTTTTTTAATTCTAGAAAGAACAAATGACTCGAAGAAGCAGAAATCAACCAAAATTATCTAAAGATCGCTGTGAGATCTGTAACTACAATAGATCTGCAGCGATTAATTTTCACCACATTATTCCTCGATGTGATCCGCGATGTACGAATGATAATCATAATCTGGCTGTTGTTTGTCACTCATGCCATGATTTAATTCACGCAGGTGAGATCACTATAATCGGAGTCTATTTCAC